CAGACTGGCTCACGTGTATGGGAAAAATGGACTGATGTAACTCCACTTGCTGATCTGGACGATGAAACAGCAACAATTGGCGATAACGATGATCCACATATGACATTGATTAAATATGCTATCCATCGTTACGCAGGCATTACTACTGCTACTAACTCACTGTTGAAAGACTCAGACCAAAACATCTTGGCATGGTTGACACAGTGGATCGCTCGCAAAACTATCGTTACTCGCAACAACGCAATCATTGCAAAAATGAACGCTGCCCCAACCAAGCCAACAATTGCTAAATTTGATGACATTATCGACATGATTAATACATCTGTTGACCCTGCCATCAAGTCAACATCTTTCTTAATGACTAACGTTTCAGGTTGCAATGAGCTTTGCAAGGTTAAAGATGCCTTTGGCAATTACTTGCTCCAACCAAACTCAACTCAGCCTGACATCATGATGGCTCGTGGAAAACGTGTTGTTATGGTTTCTGACAAATGGTTACCTAACTCTGGCACAACCGCTAAACCGGTTTATCCATTGTATTATGGTGATTTATCGCAAGCTGTCACATTGTTTGACCGTGAAAACATGTCATTATTGACAACTAACATCGGTGGCGGAGCATTCGAAAAAGACCAGACGAAAGTTCGTGTCATTGATCGTTTCGATGTCGAATCTACTGATAGTGATGCGTTTGTAGCTGGCTCATTCTCAGCCATTGCTGATCAAACAGCTAACTTTGCTGCAAGTTCAACAACTAGCGCTGGTTAATAACTAGCGTGTCGCCTAAAAAATAAACAGTAGTTGTGTGATAGCATCGGCGGCTAATCAGGAGGTGTTAGCTTGACAGTATCTACAGACGATTTTAAAAATGCTTTTCACGTTGACGGAACAGACGATGATGTTTTGATTAGTGGATACATTTCAGCAGCTCAAAACTACATCATCAACGCTATTGGAGAAGATATTGACGGTAAGTTTTATGTAGACAGCCGAGTAAGTGACCTTTTCAACACGGCAATTATGTCACTGGCTGGAACTTATTATCAATATCGGCTGGCACTAGCTGATGTGCAAAGCTATGGTGTCGATTTGACTGTCAATAGCATTATTGGGCAACTTCGAGGATTGTGGGACGAGATAGAGGGTGATGCCGATGGCTCGGAAGTTTCTACCTAGTCTTTTTAACAAAAAAATCCAACTAGGCACGATTAAATCAGTTGAAAATGATAACACTGGCGATTACAGCGAACAGTTCGTTTCTCAACTCTCTCTGTGGGCTTATCCACAAAAGCGAGCAATCAGTCAGACTTACAAACTTTTAAATACTGATTTTGAGGATTCAATTGTGCTGGTTGTTCGTCACAATTCGGCAATCAATGATCAGCTTAAAGTTATCTATAACGGACAGCAATACGACATTATCAATCTTAGCTCTGACGACAGTCTGAACTACATGGCATATGACTATTTGACCGTCAAACTTAGTGAGAAGGTGAAGTGATGGCAGATTTAGGAGAGCAGATGAGTGATTGGCTTGAGCAAATCAAAAGCACAATTCCTAATGCTGAGAAGTCTGCTGAAATCACCGAAGCTGGGGCTGAAGTACTAGCTGAGAGATTAAAAGAAGCCGCACCAGTCAGCAAGGAAAAAGAAGAAAAATATGGTCATCTAAAAGACAATATCACTTATATTCCGACTGACATTGACGGCGGAAAAAATGGCAACAGTACGGTAGGCTTTCAGAAAAAAGCTTATATCGCCCGTTTTCTTAATGACGGCACAATTAAAATGCCAGCAACTCACTGGGTAGATAATGTCAGAAATGAAGCATCAGATGACGTTTTTGCCGCTCAGCGAAAAAAGTATGATGAGTTGATTGGCGGTGATAGCAAGTGAAATTGCCAGTTATTCAGGCTAGAGAGTTGATAGCTTCGGCTAACTATTCTTGGCTTGACAATATCTATCAGACGTCATTGCCTGAAGAAGTTATTAATCAATCAGACAAGACATTAGCGTGGATAACAGAATACGTTAATGAGCCTCAATACTACGCCAACAATATTTTTAAAGGCTGGCAAATAGGCGTTGAGGTTCAAATTTTTTATTCGTTAAAAATAGATTTAAATATCCAAGATTTGGAGATTGCTTTTGCCCAGCTATTTCAAAGTGACGGCTGGCAGATAGATCAATCAAAAAATCATACTAAAGACCCTGATACTAGCCAAGTATCTAAGGTCTTTTATTTTACAAAAAATATTAGAGGAGTGATTTAAATGGCAGGTGGAGCAGCAACAACTGGTGTCAATTGGGCTAAGTTAGCTATTTTAGATGACACTGGAACATTAATTTCAGACCCAAGCAAGGGCGGTATCGGTACAGACGGCGTTTATTTAGCCGTTAATAAATCTGTTGGTGTTATTGAAGCAAAAATCAGTGGTATTGAACAAAAAGGAACCGCGGTTTTCGCTAACAACGGAATTGGGCGTTACTCATATGGTGCACAACAGCCGTCAATGACGCTTAATGCATTAGACATGGATTACGATGTCTATAACAAAATTAAGGGCTACGATGTTGATAGCAAGGGTGGCTATGTTCTTTCTAGCAAGAAAAAGCCTAATGTGGCAGTTTTAGTAGCTAGTCAAGATTACGCTGGAAATCTTGTCTATTTAGCTTTCGCTAACTCAAATGTGGTAGAAACTGATTTAGATAAGAAAACAGGTGACACCAAGGCGGAAGATGATACTATCAGCCTTGAAATTGATGCGCTAGATCCGCTGAAAGACGGGATCTTCACCGACTCGCAAGGACAGCAAAAACCTTACAAGGTTTACTTTGCTCAAGCAAGTGGCTTTGATGAAGCTGCGATGATGAAAGAAGTTTTCGGCGGCTATACAGCTGCGACAAGTGGGAATACTCAAGGATAATAACTAACCAAGTCGATTCAACATGATGACAGAGACGATAAAAATGAGACGGACAAACAGGAGGAATTATATTGGCAAAAATTAATGTATCTAAGTTAGGTATCAAAAAGCCTATTGAGATTAAATTAACAATTAAAAATCAAGATAAAGCTGATGAAATGCTTATTAAGCTGCTTCAATTGTCAGTTAATGCGGACGTTCAAAGTGAAAAGAAAGATTTGAAGCCTGCTGAAGTAATCAAACAGTTGGAACAAGAACGTACTTTCACAAAAGAAGCTTTTGACTTTTTAAAAGATATTTTAAAACTGACCGATAAGCAAGTTGATGATGCTAAAGATGAGCTTGATTTTAACGAATTAGGTCAGTTTTTAAATTACTTAATTGGACGAATTAAAGGACAGTCAGAAGAGCAACTTGCTAAGTCTTTAAAAGAGGAAGAAAAAGACCCAAAAAAAGACTAATCCGCAACCGCAAAGCAATTGATGATTTGAAAAACGAGCGTGAAGATATTCTTTACTTAAAAAAAGAACTTCTTCTCAAAGGAATGCCGTTCGAAACCGTTGACAAAATGAATTATCAAGAGCTGAGTGAAATTTTAAATGCTCGTCCTCGTGATAAGCGACCGGTTAATGCTGGAAACTTATTTAAAAAATTTATGTGAAAGGAGGAATAATTTTTGGCTAAAGTTCAAAACGAAATGGCGACTAAGATTTCACTTGACACCATAACAGCTACGAATAGTCTAAAAGGCTTAACATCTGCCGTTTCTGCTGCAACTAGCAGTTTCAAAGCTAATGCCGCTATGCTGGCTTCAACGGGTGACATGGTAGGCAGTTACTCTGAAAAAGTTAACGGTTTATCTAAAGCAATGGAGCTGCAACAGTCTAAAATTGACGCTCTTAGGTCACGGCAAGAGGGCTTAGATGTTACTACTCAATCTGGTGCTGAACAGTATCAGAAGTTAGAAAAACAAATTGCAACTGCTACGCGTCAGATGGCATCAATGGAAAGCCAGCAAGACAGAGCTAAAAACAGTCTAAGCTACTATACAAGTGGCTTAGCTGATTTACAGCGAGGGTATGAAACAGCTCAAAAGTCTAGTCAAGCGTATGTTAATCGTCTTGAGGCTGAGGGAAAACAAGAAGAAGCAAACAAAGCTCGTATGAGTGGATTGAAGCAATCACTCTCTAATCTCTCATTTCAGTATGAAAAGCAAGAAAGTGAGCTTCAAAAAATTGCTAGCACATCTGGCTCGACAAGTGAAGCTTATCTAAAGCAAAAAACTCGGTTAAATGAAACTGGAACGGCCGTTGCTGAAACTAAGACTAAAATATCTGAATTGAACGATCAGATGAAAACAGCACCAACTGGTTTTTTTGCAAAACTAAAATCTGGTTTTTCTCAAACTGGCAAAGAAGCGGAGGAAACTGGTAAAAAAGTCCATATTGGGTTAGGCGTTTTCATTGGAAATGCGCTCACAAACGGTATTGCCCAAGCAACCAGCTATGTGAAAGAGTTTGCCACACAAGGTTTTGAGTCTGCTGAAGCTGCTACCGAAGTTGCTGAGAAGTGGAAAAATATGGGTGCTTCTGAGTCAGATATTAAAGCCATGGGAGTGTCTGTCAAAAGTTTGAAAGAAAACACTAACTTATCAGGCACGGCAGTAGCTAACTTGACTACTAAGTTTTATGACATGACCGGTAGTGCATCTAAAACTAATCAGTTAGCTCAAGGCGTTGGTAGTTTATCAGATAAGTTAAAGCTTACTAATACACAAGCTGACGGTTTTGCCAATGGGTTATCAAAAATTGAAGCAAGTGGAACTGTAACAAGCTCAAGCCTTGGCAGAATTGAAAAACAAGCGCCCGGCTTAGGGACGGCTTTGCAACAAGCTAGCGGCATGTCTAAGACGGCTTTTGATAGCCTAGTTTCAAGTGGAAAAATGACTAGCACACAATTTAATAATATTTTGCAGAAAGCGTCTAAGGACTACAAAAAGAATTCCAGTGAGTTTGATGAAAGTTCGCAAGGCGCTTTAAAGCACATTCAGCAGTCGTGGGCTGATACTAAGCAGGCTTTGATGACACCACTGGTTAATGTAGCTGCTACTGGTTTAAGCTCTATCTCGAAAGTCCTTGAAACTTCTGCGGTTCAAAGTGCAATTAAGCAGCTTGGAACTGGTATAGCTAATATCACAACAAAAGCAGCTGGATTGATTAGCTACCTAGCCGGACATGCAAGTGCAATAAATGGTATAGTTTCTAGCATTGTTCAGATTGCTAAGCTTTTTGCTGAGGGTGTTTGGGATACTTTCAAGGGTGTTGTAACTGGTATATCTAACGTTTTTGATGATATGAGTAGCAAGTCTAAAAAAGCGCATGACCCTCTCAACAATCTGTCATCAGTTTTAAAAGCGATAGCAAGCCACAAAGCAGCAATTAAAGCAATTGGCGCAACTATTGCTGCCGGATTTGCTGCTGCTAAAGTTATCAAAGGCATACAAAGCATGGTTAGTGGATTTCAAGCACTAAGGACTGTGTTTGCAGCAGGAATTCCGCTGAATATCTGGGTGATTGCTATAACTGCCGTTATCGCTGGTTTTGTCGAGTTATACAAGCATTCTGCCAAATTTAGAGCTTTCGTTAATGATTTAGTTAAGTCAGCTCAAAAGTTTGCAACAGATGTTGGAAAATGGTTTGGCAAAGCGTGGAGCGCTGTTAAAAAAGGTGTTTCAGACACAATTAATTTTGTTAAAAAGAATTGGGCTGCGTTAGCTTTAATGTTAGTCAATC